GAAGATTTCTTTTTATCATAACTTAGTGTCCAACCTACATTCTGTACGAAATTCTCAATCCTATCTTTTATGATACAATTGAGATTAACTTCTTCATGTAACTCACTAATTCTAGTTTGTCTAAACATCAAAGCTGTTTCATAGAAATCTAGATTAGTAGTCTCATACATAGATTCTAACTCTTTCATAGAATAACTATTGATATGAGGTTCACCATTTTTCATAGGTTCTAAATTTGGATTACCTTCAATCAATAAATTTATGCTATTCAATGCAAACTCAATACCATTACGAGCTTGATAGTATGCTCCGTTACAGTATTTTTGTCCTATAGTTAAAGACTTTCTAGTAGGATTATCTTCCATACAAAGATTATGTAAGTTCATCCAATATTCTTCGATAACTTCATAGACTGTATTAGTTTCATTAATCATAATTTATCTCCTTTTTGTTATTAATTATATAATATATTAAATCATAAATGCTCAATATATCATACTTAATTACCTGCATATGATGTCGTCATTCGTTGTATGGTAAACAACAGAACGATCGAATGACCAGAGCGAAGCGACTCGAAGGGTCATAATAATCAGCGAGGCAGAAATGCCGAGCAAAAGAAATGCAATCCTTGACACATATGCTATTGCTAGAAAGGATATGTTGAGCCTCGTCCGCAGGACGCTTCGAAAGTATCTGGTACTTCGTAATAAAGATGACGAAGTATTCGCCGAATGTCGTATGACATGAGGTGAAAGCGGTAGCGACTGAGTATACGAAGGAGCGTTAAGAACCGCCCAGATGTGTCGTTGCGTACCGCAAAACAAAAGATAGAGAGAAGAAAAGGTAGTGATACCATAGAGATAAATGAGATCGGATGGGTTGGCGTAGCCAACTCAATACAGAAAAAGAAGAAGGGGGGTTTTAGAACGGGATGGGGCGTAATAACGTATGGTGCGGCAACATATATATATAGGAGGTTTGTAAAGAAAGTATTGACATTGAAGACTGACTCACTCATATTTGCTATGGGGGGGTTTTGTTAGTCCTTTCTGTGACCCTCCCACTACATATGACAGAATTGAGTATGAAATTTTCGGTAGCTCCAGCAGTCCTCTTTCTAGAGACACAGTTACCTATCAGAGCTATTAAAGATATAAATAAATATTTAGATGCGTTGCACAATAAAGGCGGAGAATCATTTGCAGATAAACTAGTGGGTCAGATATCCCATGGAGAACAGCTAAAAATAGACACAGAACATAAATTAATAGAACCATTTTGTAAAATTGTTGCACAAATGTCACAAATTTACCTAGATCAGTTCTGTAAAACTATAGGCGTTAAAAGAATGGAAAGGTTACCACACTTTCACAGCTTATGGTCAGTCCACTCTTACGAGAGAGACTACAATCCTGTACACGATCATGGAGTTGATACCATCATGGGGCTATCTTTTACCACATGGACTAAGATTCCACCACAAATTAGCGAAAAAGAAGAATATTCAGCACAAAATCTAATTAATAGTAGTGGGGTTTGTGACGGATTCTTACAATTTCACTTTGGTCAGACAGGTATGAGGGGGTTAGAAGAACTAAGACCACCATTTTCACGCACAATTAAACCTGAAGTTGGAAAATTAATTATGTTTCCGTCATGGTGTCAGCATACTGTATATCCATTTGAAGGTAGCGGAGAAAGACGTACAGTAGCAGGTAACCTAAATATGGTACCTACCCATTCAAAAGAGTAAGTACATGCATTCTCGTTCAAATTTGAGCCATTAAACACTATTTGATGCGTACTATTAAAGAAGATATACTATCATGGTCAGAAGACTTCTTGGAGTTACCAAATAATCTACTGGGTAATAAACCAGTTTGTCCTTATGCTAAGACTGCAAGGCTTTCAAATAAAATAAACATAGCCATAGAAGAATGTGGCGAAAATTTATTAAGAACAATAGTAGAACAATGCGAACTATTTAAGTCTTTAAATAAAGATATTACTATTATTGCTTGTCCTGACCTTCAGATTACACCCGATGAGTTAGATAATTATGTTCATGGACTTAATCATGTCTATGTACCACAAGATATTTATCTCATGCCATCTCATCCAGGGGATGATTTAGATTCAGTAGATTTTTTAGAGAATACTGAATGGCAATCACATAATGAGTTTCTTATGGTTCTTATACAACCATATGAAAAACTAGAAACAGCAAGTGCTAATCTAGAAAAAATTGGATTCTACAAATCTTGGCCCAAAGATTACTATGAATCTACAGTTCTTAAACGCAAAACATATAGGAGATTAATATGCGAGGAATGAAACCAATGAAAAAATCTGTAAAGGATAAAAAGAAAAACATGAAGAAGAAGAAAACTAAAAAGAAAATGATGCGAGGCATGAAGTAATGCTTACTAAGAAGCAACAAACATTACCCAAATTTCTTAAAGATAAAATCATGAAGGCTAAACAAAATGACGATAAGAATCCTGAAATGAAATTACAAAAGAAAAATAAAAAGTTTATGGCATAATGTCTAAAAAGAGTACAGTAAACAAGGCAGGTAACTACACCAAGCCAACAATGCGTAAGAGATTGTTCAACCGCATCAAGGCAGGTAGCAAGGGTGGCAAACCAGGACAATGGTCTGCACGAAAAGCCCAGATGTTAGCCAAATCTTATAAGGCAGCAGGTGGTGGCTACCGATAATGGCTCTTAAGAAGTCACAAAAATCTTTAAAGAACTGGACTAAACAGAAATGGCGTACCAAATCTGGTAAACCTTCTGCTAAGACAGGAGAAAGATATTTACCTTCTGCTGCAATTAAGGCTTTGACACCTGCTGAATATGCAGCAACTACTAGAGCAAAACGTAAAGGAACACGCAAAGGCAAACAGCATGTTAAACAACCAAAGAACATTGCTAAAAAAACTAGGAGGTACAGATAATGGCTAGAAAACCAGACAAGATGCCACCTAGAAACAAGAAAAACTTTAGACCCACCAAGTCTGGTGCAGGTATGACTAAGGCAGGAGTAGCTGCATATAGACGTGCTAACCCTGGAAGTAAATTAAAAACAGCTGTAACTGGTAAAGTAAAAGCTGGAAGTAAAGATGCAAAACGAAGAAAATCATTCTGTGCTAGAAGTGCAGGACAAATGAAAAAATTCCCAAAAGCGGCAAGAGATCCTAACTCACGATTGAGACAGGCAAGACGCAGATGGAAATGTTAAGGAGAAACTATGTCAATTAAATTAGCTACTGTTGATAATGATATTGTAGAAATAAAAGATAACAAAGTTGTTGGTCCAAACTCTCAATTTGATGGTATGGATATCAAAACAAATGCAGATATAATGAAAGTATTTGGTATTAAACCAAAAGTAAATATAAATGATTATAAATTTCCAGATCAAACTTTTGGTGATGCTGGAGAAAGACAATTATATTTAGATGCAGTTAAAGTATTTCGTGGAGAAATAACAGGAGCTAGAGCAGAACAAATTATGAATGCAGTTCAAGGAGAATTTAACCCCGACATAATTGATAAAATTAGAAAGGATGCATTAAAAGGTTCGCCAACCATGGAAAAATTATTTCCTACATTGCAAAATATGTCAAAGGAAGAACCTAATTATGGAGATATGATTCCTCGTATACCTGAAGGTTATGTAGAACCTAAACCTAAAAAAACTTTTGATACTATGCAACCAATATTTAGACCAGGAGTAGATCCTATGGGATTACCACCAAGAAGAATGTCTCCAACTAATATGACTACAGGCCCAAAACAATTAAATAAAATGTTAATGGCAAACATGATGGGATTATTAAAATAATGGCTAGACCTAAAGGAATCAAAGCAGGAACAAAAGCTGAACGATTAGCAGCAGAACTAGGTAAAGGACAAACTACACCTTTAAAGTATATGTTGAATATGTTGAATAATCCTAAAGTATCTATTGAAAAGAAAATGTGGGCAGCAAAAGAAGCTGCACCATTTGTTCACTCTAAATTAGCATCCGTTAACAAAACAATAACAGGTGATGAAAATAAACCTGTAGCTGTAACAATAGGATGGCGTAAAAATAAAAAATGAATATAGAGATTCCTTATGAACCTCGACCACTTCAAGAAAAAATACATAACTCATTAAAAAGATTTAATGTTTTAGTATGTCATCGAAGATTTGGCAAAACAGTTTTGGCTGTAAATCATTTAGTAATGACAGCTTGTGAAAAACAAAATGCAAGATTGGCGTATATAGCACCAACTTATCGCCAGGGTAAGGCAGTCGCTTACGACTATTTAAAAGAATATACAGATCTCCCTT